TTATTCGACGGTGACGTCGTCGTAAGTGATGGTCACCTTCTCGGTTGCTGGGCCTGTGCTTTCAGTGCCAAGCGATGGGCCTTCCCAGCTGGAAGCCCATGCGTTCGTGAGGTGGATGCGACGTACGGTCCGCTTCTGTGCGTCCTTCAGAGCGATGGTGATGTTCTGGCGGGCGGAGTCGAGGTCTGCGTTATCAAGGGTGGTCTTGATCCATTCCGTGAATGCAGTGCTCTTGTCCATGCCGCGAGTAATGGTGATCTCGCCCGCGTTTCGTGCTCCGGGCTGCTTGCGGACGATGAGCTCGCCGGTCGAGCTGACCTGGCGGACCTCGACCACGTCCTGTCCGAGTGTCAGGCCGGATACATCCTGGACTGTTTCGACTTGGAACTTGCCGAGCTCGATGGCGAACGTCGAGGAGGAGAAGGTGTCACCGGTAAGCATGGGATCTCCTGTGAATTTAGCTCTTCTAGTCGCCGTGCTCGTTTCCCGCTGGTGCACGTGGGTATGCGTGAAACCGCCCGATGTGATGATCCCTGGCCACACAAAAGCGCACTACGAGCAACAGGGACCCAGGGTCCGAAAGGCGTGGGAAGGGTGTGTCCTTGCCTTGGACAGGTAGTGATCGGCGACTCCGACTGCCATCAGATTGGCCGGTCCGGCGCCTGTCTGTGTTGAAGCGGGACGGCTTCCAGTGCGTGGCCGTCCTGCGGGACACGGGGGCGCGGTGTACAGCATCAGCCACGGACGTGGACCACATCGTCCCCGGCGATGATCACGACCTGGCGAACCTTCAGGCGCTGTGCCGTTGGCATCATGCGCGGAAGTCCAGTGCGGAGGGCGTGGCGGCCAAGCGGAGGCGGGTGAGCAGGCGGAGGCCGGAGGGGCGGCACCCGGGGGATTTGAGGTAGGGGAGCGTGGGGACTGCACCGCCCATGGGTACTCCGCTCGTTAGGGTGCCGCCAGGGCGTGGGCGGTGCGGTCTCCTGGCTGGCTACGGCTTGGCGCACATGGCGTACGAGCCCACGTCGCCGTCTTCGGCGGCGATCCTCCAGCCGCTTCCGTCAGCCAGCGGGTGGTTGGCTGTGATGTTCACGATGGCAGTGCGGGGCAGTCGTGTGTGTGCCGACTGGTTTACCTCGTAGCCACCGCCGACAACGCGAGTTCCTGAGGGGCACTTGGCGATGCTCTCGTCCCAATCATTACGGTCCCGTTGAGCTGCCGGCCCCTTCACGATGATGGGCTCCTCGGGAGCGGCCGCATGCACGGGGATGACGCTCGCGCCGGCGAGTACGCAGGCGCCGAGAATGATGGAGAGGCCGAGTGAGCGCTGAGTGCTGATCTTCTTCACACTGAAGGTAGCGATGCGACGCATGAATCATCCATTCGCGTAGGAGGATTGCGGTATAAGCGCACTGCCCATGCCGCGGGTCCGCATGCCTTCTGTCCCTCGTGTGAGGTGTGCAGTATCGATCCCCCGCTTTGCTGTTCGGAGGTTCCCCATGCCTATTGGGATGGTGCCCTCGCCCTAGACGCACAGCGACTCGCGGCTCCGGCGGCCGTCGGACTGGCCAGTGCGGCTCCTGGGGAGTGGAGGTGGCCCCCGCCGCATCGAGAGAAAGACCGAAGCGTGATAGCGGCTCGGATTCTGTACGGGTTCCGGGGTCGTCAGGGGTACTGGTCGGCGAACACGTAGCCCCGGTGGGCCGTGCGGGCCGGACTCGCGGAAGCGGCCGGTAAGCCCGCCTGTCCTGCTTCACCGGGTGGTCCACCAGGCGATGCCGCTACCGGCTGCCGTGCTCGCCAGGGTGAGTAGCCATGCTGGGATGCGTTGAATGCTCACGTGGAGCCCTCCCCAACGAAGTTCGAACTTCGGGTTTGTGTCCTGCTGGGGTGTTTGACGTGTGGGCACTTTGGGTCTCCTCCGGACGATGTGATGCACATCTGACACGGGTGCGGGAGTGGGCGAACACCTGGCGTACCCTGGCGAACCCTGGCGAATGGTCGACATATAGCACCAAATCAGGGCAAACGGCCTCCGCCGTTTTTGAGCTTCGCGCTCCCTTTTCTCTGGATTTGCCGTCCGCAGGCACGGGTGGGGCGCGTGGGTGCACGGTTCGGCGTTCACGTGTGTTGGAGGTGTCACCATGTCGGGCCCTATCCCGAAACGAAGCGGCCAGCGCCGCAGGCGCAACGTGTCGGACGGTCCGGCCTTGGTGAAGGCGGAGGCCGGGAAGGCCCCGACGGTCCCGCGGGCATCCGGCGACTGGCACCCCATCGCGAAGCGGTGGTTCCAGTCCCTGAAGGACTCCGGCCAGGCCCAGTTCTACGAGCAGTCGGATTGGCTCACGGCGGTGTACGTGGCGGAGGCCATGAGCCGAAACCTGAGCCAGTCCAAATTCTCCGCCCAGCTATTCCAGAGCGTCATGTCCGCGATGACGGACCTACTCACCACGGAAGGTTCCCGACGGCGGGCCCGCGTGGAGCTGGAGCGGGAGGCCGGCGGGGAGGACCCGGCGGAAGCCGCCCGCGTGACGCTCATGGAGACGTACCGGAAGGCCGCAGCACAGCAGTAATTGGAGTGGTGTCACTCCCTGATTCCGAGGGGAGGCGACGCCTTGCCAGCCCAGACGCTTGAACCGGTCCGTACGTGGCCGGACACCGTGCCGGACCCGACGAGGACCCTGGGCTGGGACGTGCTCCTGTGGACCTCCCGCTACCTCCTTCAGCCAGACGGTCCGGACGCGGGCCAGCCCTGGCGGTTCACCCCGGAACAGGTCCGGATCGTGCTCCGCTGGTTCGAGATCAACGACGCTGGGGAGTTCACGCGGCGGCAGGGCACCATCCGGCGCCTGAAGGGCTGGGGGAAGGACCCGTTCCTGGCGGCCCTGTGTGCCGTGGAGTTCGTCGGCCCGTGCCGTTTCGGCGGCTGGCGGGAAGACGGCACCCCGATAGCGGTTCCACATCCGGCTCCGTGGGTCCAGGTCTGCGCGGTCAGCAAGGACCAGACCCGCAACACGATGCGCCTGTTCCCCGGGATGTTCTCTGCGGAGTGCATCGCGGAATACGGCGTCGACCTGGGCAAGGAGATCATCTACTCCCGTGCGGGGGGCGTTATCGAGGCGGTGACCAGTTCGCCGCGTGCCCTGGAGGGCGGCCGGTCCACCTTCGTGGTGATGAACGAGACCCATCACTGGATCTCGTCCAACGGTGGCCACGAAATGGCGATGACCATCGCGGGCAACGTCGGCAAGTCCCGGGGCGGCGGCGCCCGGACCATGGAGATCACGAATGCTCCCCTTCCGGGTGAGGAGTCCGTGGCGGAACAGACTTGCCACGCCTGGTCGAAGTTCGCGGAGGGCAAGAGCCGGGATTCCGGGCTGTACTACGACTCCGTGGAGTCCCCGCCCGTGGACCTGGCGGACCCGGACCAGCTCCGGGCCGGCATCCTCGCGGCCCGTGGTGACGCGGACTGGCTGGATGTGGAGTGGATCGTCTCCACCGTCTACTCCGGCCACATGCCCCGGAGCCGGTCCCAGCGCATGTTCCTGAACCAACTGGTGACGGCTGAAGACCAGTTGATCAGTCCGGAGGACTGGGATAACTGCGCGGTGGATGACCGCCTGGAGGATGGCGACGCGGTAACCCTCGGGTTCGACGGCGGCAAATCCGATGACGCAACTTGCCTCATAGCGATGCGCGTCCGGGATCGCCTGATCGTCCCCCTGGGCGTGTGGGAGCGGCCCGACGGCCCGGCCGGGGACGGCTGGGAGGTGGACCGCCAGGCCGTGGACGGCGCGGTCCGTAACGCCATGGAGCGCTACGACGTTCAGGCGTTCCACGCGGACGTAGCGCTCTGGGAGAGCTACGTGGATGCGTGGTCGGAGGACTACCGGGACCGCCTGGTGATCAAAGCATCCCCGCAATCGGCGGTGGGCCGGGACATGCGCGGCGGCCTCCAGGAACTGACCCTGGCCAATGAACGGCTGGTGGCAGCTGTGGAGGACGGCCACGTCCGGCACCCAGGGGAAACGCTTCCCCTGGGGCGCACGCTGCGTCGGCACGTCCTGAACACCCGGCGCCGGCCCAACCGTTACGGCCTGTCCTTCGGCAAGCCCAACAGAGAGTCCGCGCACAAGGTCGACGCGTACGCGGCCACGCTGCTGGCTGACCTGGCGCGACATCGACTCATCGAATCCGGCAGGACGCGGCCCTCCGAACGATCGGGGGCCGTCTTCTTTTTCTAGGAGTGGCGCAGCGTTTTGGCACAGACGAATTCCTCCCCCGTAGGGCGGGCGGAGCTGGGGTTCTCCCGGCTGCGCGCGGATCGTGAGCGGCTGGACCGAATAGACCGGTACATGCGTGGCGAGCATGACGGGCCGTACATCCCCCGCAGCGCCACCGAGGAATACAAGCTCCTGGCCAGGCGGGCCATTTCCAATTGGCTGCCGCTCCTGGTGAAGACTCCGAGTCAGGCCATGGCCGTGGACGGCTACCGGCGGAGCACGGGCCCGGACGGGGGCGCTCCGGAGGAGACTCCGGCGGAGTGGCGGGCCTGGCAGGACAACCGCATGGACGCCCGCCAGACCCCCGTCCACCGGGCCGCACTCACCTACGGCCAGGCGTTCGCCACGGTCCTGCCGGACCCGGCGGACCCGGCCCGGCCAGTGATCCGGGGCGTGTCCCCGCGGCTGCTGTATGCCTCGTACGAGGACCCGGCGGCCGATGCGCTTCCGCTGTGGGGGCTCCAGGTGGAGACCGTCCCCGATGCGGAAGGCGTGGAGGCGCGGGCGTGGCTGTACGACGCCACCCACGTCTATGACCTCCTGGTGGGCGGGAAAGGCGGCCCGAAGATGCTGGCGTCCCGACGCCACGGCATGGACGTCTGCCCGGTCGTGCGGTTCGCGCCGGACATCGACCTGGAGGGCCGTGTCACGGGCGTGGTGGAGCCCATGATCCCGATCCAGGACCGGGTCAATCAAACGGTGTTTGACCTGCTGGTTTCGCAGACGTTCGGGTCGTTCAAGGTGCGAACGATCAGCGGCATGGCGCCGGAATTCCGGCGTGACCCGGATACCGGGGAGATCCTTTACGACGCCAACGGGCGCCCGCAGGTAATCCCGATCCAGGCCGACGCGTCGCGCTTCCTGGTCGCACCGGACCCGGACACCAAGTTCTCTCAGCTGGACGAAACGCCGCTTTCAGGGTTCCTGGACGCCATCGAGCTGGCGACCAAGCACCTGGCCGCGCTCTCCCAGACCCCGCCGCATTACCTCCTGGGCTCCATGGTCAACCTGAGCGCGGAGGCCCTGGCGGCTGCTGAGTCCGCGCTCTCCCGCGCGGTGGATGAGTACAAGCACGCCATGGGGGAGTCCTGGGAACTGGTCCTGTTCCTGTGTGCCACGGTCGTGGGCGCGGAGCCGGATGCCCGCGCTGAAGTCCTGTGGAAGGACGCGGAAAGCCGCTCCCTGGCCCAGACGGTGGATGCCCTGGGCAAGGCCGTGACCATGCTCAACGTTCCGGCCCGCGCCATGTGGTCGCGCATTCCCGGCGTCACGGCGCGGGATGTGGAGGAGTGGGCGCAGATCCAGGAGGCCGACGACCCCGGCCTACGCATGGCGGACGCAATGGCGTCGGCCGTGGCCCCGGCGCCGGGTACGGAGCGCTTGGCCGGCGGTGACGGTGAGTAGAGCAACGGCGGCCCTCCTCGATGAGCACTGGCGGGCACAGGCCCGCATCGGTGCGGGCGTCTCCGCCCAGTGTCTGGCCCAGTGGTCGCGCGTGAACCCCCACTCCCTGGAGGAGAGCGGTTCGGCGTGGCTGGCCTGGATGCTGGCCCTGGTTCGAGGGGAGCGGCACCGGTCCCGGAGCCAGGCGGCGGCGTTCTATCGCCTCTACCGGGCCCTGGAGACCGGCCACACCCTCCCGCCTCTGTCCGGGGAGCACGTGGGCGAGACCACGACCCTGGGAGAACTGCGGGAGGACTGGGCCCAGCAGACGGGCACGATCCGCACGCCCGAGCCAGACGACGGCGAGGGAATCCGGCTGGACGGCTTCGACTGGCCCGACGAACCCGAGGACGCCCACGACCGGGCGGCCGTGGCATCCCTCGTCTCCCAGGGCCCGGCCAAGCTGCGCCAGGACGTGGCCCAGGCGGCCACCGACCAGGCGCGCGGCAGGCTGGACGATGCCGGGTTCCTCCAGGAACTGGAGGACGCGTCACAGACGGCGGGCCGCACCTCGGCCGGAGCAGCAGACCGCGAGACCTTGCGGGCCGGACGGGACCTGATCGACCGGGCGTCGAAGCGGGACCGGCGGGCCGTCGGTTGGGCCCGCGTGACTGACGGCAACCCGTGTGCGTTCTGCGCCATGCTCGCCAGCCGGGGAGCGATCTACACCAGCCGGGCCACGGCGGCCGGTGGCGGGCGACGTAAGCCGAAGGGCTCCCCGGACTGGCGGGCCCGCGCGAACCGGCGGCCCCCTGTCGCGCTGGAGGACCTGACCCGCTACCACAACGGGTGCCACTGCCAGACGGTCCCGGTGTTCCGCCGGAACGACTTCATGACCGACGACGCCAAGCGGTTCGACCGCGAATGGCAGGAGGTCACCCGCGGAATGACGGGCGCGGAGGCCCGGAGAGCCTGGCGGCGCCACATTGATGCGCAACGATACGCGAGCCAATCCTGACGGGCATGTTGTAGTGGTAGTTCTGACCGGTCAGGTATTGGCTTGTTCTTCCGCGTGGATCCCACGCATGCCTTCGACGAGCCGGGCCGAGAGTTCCTTGTCGGCCATGTTGATTGCAGCCATTATTTCGCGACGGACCTCTTTGTCGGTTGTTTGATCGTGTAGCGCCTTGAGTCGCTTTCGATGTCCCTTCCACTGCCAGTGCTTGAGCCTGTCATCAAGGGTACTGAGAAAAGCGGCGATGATAGGTGGTAGGCACAACACAAGCCATGGTGCTGACCATATACAGATCTTGCCTGGCCAGGTGCTCGATCCGAGGTTAAATCCGATGGTGACCATGAGAGTTGCGATACCGGCGCTGCTGATATCGGCTACGTTGATTGGGCGGGGGCGGACCTTCTGTTCAGGCACGCGGCCCCCCGTAGGGCGAGTCTCCGTTTTTTGTTCTGCGTCGGCCAAAAGCGTCTTCAATGTGCCGAATTTTGGTCTCTCTGTCTATCCATTTTCGGCACAGTTGAATAAGAGGAGGTAGGGCGGTGACGACGAGGCTCGCCCCTGCGAAGAAGTGCGACCAATCCATGCTGACAGCGTAGCCTCGGAAAGCTGTCTCGTTGGTCAAATCCCATAGGAAGGTGTGCAGTTCAGCCGAGTGAGCGCCTTGCTCGAACGACCGGCGGATCGAAGAGGAAGGCGACTGCTGCTATGGCAGCGGCCCTCGCTTTATCACTAATGACCTTGGAGGCATGACGCATGGTAGACAACCCCACCGATGCAACTTCGGAAGCAGAGGGCCGGGACGACGGCCAGGAGGCCGCCGTGGCGTCGGTTACGCAGCCTCCGCAGTCGGAGGAGCAGGGCGACGGCCAGGAGCTGGACGCCGACGCCCTCCGCACGGAGCTGAAGGCCGTACGAGCGGAAGCGGCGAAGTACCGCACCAAGGCCCGGGAGACGGCAGAGGCCCTGAAGGCGGCCAAGACCCCCGAGGAGTACCAGGCGGTGGCGGACCGCGCGGCAGAGCTGGAGACGGAACTCCAGCGGGAGCGCCTGGCCCGGAAGTACAACCTTCCGGATGCTCTGGCCGCCCGGATCTCCGGCGAGGACGACGACGCCCGCGAGGCGGACGCCAAGGCACTGGCGGAGCTGTTCCACAACCGTGGGGACGGCGTGGGCCGGGGCGGCCTCGACCCGTCGGTCACGACCGCCCCCAGCGATCCGGGAGAGCTGGCCGCCAGCATCCCGCGCGCCCGCCGGTAGGCAATTTCCAAGCAGCACCAAAACCAAGGGTTCATGTCCAAGGCCCTTGGTTGTGCTGTGTGCTGGCCGGGGCCCTGCCCTGAGCGGAGCACATGGCTAACAGCTTTCTGAAGTCCGAGAAGATCGCAGCGACCGCGCTGGGTCTCCTTGAGCGGGAAATGGTCCTGTCGCGTCTGGTGTGGACGAACGGCGGGTTCGACTTCACCGGCGCCAAGAACGACACCGTGACCATCCGGATTCCGGCCCAGCTTGAGGCCCGCGAGTACGAGTGGCGTAACGACCGGTCTTCGGACATCGTCCTGGACGAGCTGGCGGAAGACTCCACCACCGTCACGCTGAACAAGGACATCTACAGTGCCGTGGCGATCACGGACGAGGAACTGACGCTGGATATCCGGGACTTCGCGTCTCAAGTCCTCCAGCCTCAGGTCAACGCCGTGGCCAAGGCCATTGACACCGGTGTGGCGAACATGATCGAGACCGCCACCTACAGCAGCGCGGTCACGCTGGACGAGGACGACCCGTGGAAGGGCCTAATTGATGCCCGCGCGGCCCTGAACAAGGCGAACGTTCCCCAGGAGGGCCGTACCCTCCTGATCGGCGCGGACGTGGAAACGGCACTTCTGAAGTCCAGCCGCATCGCGGACGTGTCCCAGTCCGGTTCGGACTCGGCGCTCCGTGCTGCGACCGTCGGTCGCCTGGCCGGGTTCGACCTGGTGGTGTCGAATGCGATCAACCCTCGTGCCGCGTACGGCTTCATCCCCTCCGCGTTCGTCCTGGCCACTCGGGCCCCGGCCATCCCAGCCGGTGTCACCAGCGGCTCCAGCCAGTCCTACAACGGGCTGGCCATGCGGTGGGTGCGCGACTACGACGCGGCCAAGCTGCGCGACCGCTCCATCCTGAACGTCTACGCCGGGTACAACGTCATGACGGACCCGGTGGGCGGAGGCAAGAACCCGGCCAAGCGCCTGGTGCGCGCGGTGAAGCTGGACATGCCCACCGCGTCAAAGCCTCCGGTGGACAAGTAGGGGCCCGCGTGAAGCCCCTGGCGGACGTGGCGGCCCTGGAACAGCGTCTGGGCCGCGAACTGGTCGGGGAGGAGCGGGCGCAGGCGGAGGCGGCTCTATCGGATGCCTCCGCCACCGTGCGGGCGTACGGGGATGCCTGGCCCGACCCGGCCAAGGCCCCGGCCATCGCGGTGGCCGTCACGCTGGCGGCTGCGGAGCGGCGGGTGAGAAACCCGGAGGGGTACCGGTCGGAGCTGCAAGGCGCCTACCAGTACCAGCTTCCGGCATCACTGCCCGTCGGCGCCGGCCTCACCGACGGTGAAGCCCGGTTGATCCGCGCGGCCGTCGGCGCCTCCGGCATCTTCGCCGTTTCCGTGGAGTCCCTGGGGGGTTCGCTGTGAGCCTCCTGGACTCCGGCCCGGACCTGCTCACGGTCTACCCCACGATGGAGGTGGACGACGGGTACGGCGGCACCAAACCGGGCCCCGGCCAGCCGGTGACGATCCGGGCCCGCGTCCTCCCGGCCACCACCGACGAAAGCGGAGAGCCGGGATACCTGACCGGCACCGAGTACCGCGTGTACGCCCGCGCCCTCCCGGCCGGGCCCTGGTCCCGCATCGAGTGGGCCGGGCACGTGTGGGCCGTGGTCGGTGAGCCCCAGCACTTCGGCGGCTCCCGGCGCCTGGCACACGACGTAGCGACGATCCGGAAGCGGGGATGACGTGGCAGAGGTGAAGCCCAACCTGGACAGCATCGTGGCCCACCTGCCCGGCGTCCGGGAAGCCGTGGCGGACGAGCTGGAGCACCGGGCGGACCGTGTGCGGGCGGTGGTCGAGGCGCACCGGCACTCCGGAGCCCTGGCCGCCCACACCAGGGTCCGCACCAACCGGACGGACTCCACGGTGACCTTGGAGGACCCGGCGGTGTTCGCCATCAACTACGGACACATGGCGCCCAACGGCCGCTGGGTGCCGGGCATTCACGCGATTGAGGCGGGCCTATGAGGCCGGTCCTCCCTGATGTGGACGCCTTGGTGGTCGACGCTCTCCGTCACGGCCTGGAGGGGGCCACCGTGCGGGTGGGCTGGCCCGAGGACTGGTCCGACGGGCTCCCGCTGGTCGTGGCTCGCCGGGTACCGGGCGGCTCCTCCAATCCCCTCGGCATCGACGTGGCGCTGATCGACGTGCAGTGCGCAGCCACGGACCGGCGGGAAGCCTCCCGCCTGGCCCGCGTCGTACGGGTCGCCCTGGCGGACGCGTGCCTGAAGCAATGGCAGGGCCCTGACGGCTACTTGAGCCGTTTTGAAGACGTGACCGGCCCGGCGGAGATCCGGACCGGTGAACCGGCGGCCGGGCCGGACCTCTTCCGGTTCCAGGCCACCTACCGCGTGACCGCGCGGCCCATCCGACCTATCCCTGGAGGACAGCCCCTTTGGCTCTGATTGACGACGCCGCGTTCGTCGCGGCGGGCGGCTACATCTACATCGCAGACCCGGACACGGCCAAGCCCACCGATATTAAGGACCCGCTGGCCCCGGGCAACGGCTGGGAGTCCATCGGCCACACCAGCCTTGACGACCTGCCGGAGTTCGGCCGGGACGGTGACGATCCCGAGGTCAAGGGGTCGTGGCAGAACGCCAAGCTGCGGGCGACCACGCCGGACGTGACGTACTCCGTCACCATCAAGTCCATCCAGGCCACGGCCCTGACGTACCAGCTCTATTTCGGTGCGGGCCCGGCGGCCGTCCAGGCGGACAAGTCGTTCCGTATCCCGGCCCGGCCCCGGCCGCAGACCAAGGCCCTGTTGGTGGTCCTGGTGGACGGGACCAACTACCTGCCGCTGTGGCATCCGCGCGTCTCCCTCCTGGGTTCGGACGCTGTGGGCCTGGCGGCGGATGACTTCGTGTCCTTCCCGATCAAGGGCACGTTCCTGGGCTCCAGCCTGATCGGCAATGCGATTGGCGAGTGGGCCCAGATCGCGGCCCCGGAGCCTCCGCCGGTCCACGGCGGCGAGTAACACCCTCACGTTGCGTAGAGCGTCGGCTGAGCGCTCCGTAACCGGCTCCCGCCCCGACGGTCCCCGGGCGGGCGGAGCCGCATTTCCAACGGACCACACCACCGACAACTTTAGGGACACCACCTTGGCACTTTCTTGCGCGGACATGATGGCGGAAGCAGCGGCGGAGTTCACGGCTCTGCCGGTGGAGACGCGGGCCGGGAAGACGGTCCATCTCCGCAACATCCTGATGCTTCCCGACGACGGCCTGAAGGCTGCGCGGGCCATCCTGGCGCGCTTCGGGGAGACCGGCGCGGAGGAGCTGGAGGAACTGGTCCCGCAGATCCGTGACCTTCTCCTCCTGGTGGCCGACGACCCCGCCGCGCTGAAGGCGGAGATGGAGGACTGGCCGCTGGCCGTGTTCGTCCGGGCCGTTGGTGAGTGGCAGGAGGAGACCCAGGTGGGGGAAGCTCCGCGCTCGGACAGCTGATAGCCGACGGGCACGGCGGGGCTCTGCGGGCAGACCTCCAACGGTTCTACGGCCTGGATCTGGCCGACGTGTGGAGGGGCACCCTCGCGCCCCGCCGGGCCTGGCAGCTCACCGAGCACCTACCACCGGACTCCGCCCTGGCCGCCTCGTTGGCCGGCGGGCCCGAACACCGGGGCTGGACGGTGCAGACGCATCTTCTGGCCCAGCTCCTCAACGCCGTGCGCTATGCCGACGCCAACAACGTCCGCGTATCCGGCGGACGACTCAAGCGGGAACCGGTTCCCGTCAACGTTCCACAGGTCAAGGCGGACAAGCACGAGCGCCCACGCCTTGACCTGTCCACGCACCCCTTGGCCAAGCCCATTGCACCCAGGGGGTAGTTCATGGCCGGGCCGGGAGGCCAGGAGCGTGGGCGAATCTCGATCCGTGTCCTTCCCGACACGTCGAATTTCGCCACCAGTCTCCAGCGGTACCTAGACCGCATCGAGCGTCGGGCCCGCGTCCAGGTCCAGGCCGTCCCGGACCTGACCGGGTTTCGGGAGCGGCTGAATGCCCAGCTCGCACGGGTACGGGCCCGGGTCCGAGTCAACGTCGACCCGGACCTGTCCCGCTTCCGCTCCACGCTCCGCGAACGTCTCCAGGGCGCGAACGCCGGTCTCGGTGTCCGCCTGGAGGTCAACGAACGCGAGATAGCCCGGCTCCGCCGAGAGCTGGCGCACATCACGCCCCCGCTGACCATTCCGGCCCGCGTGGACGTGGACCGGGATCGCCTGGCCAACCTGGCCCGGGACGTGACCTCTCTCGGGGACGGCTCGGGCGGGGCTGCTCGCAAGGTGCTGTCCCTGGTGGGGTCTGTCGGGAAGCTCGCCACGATGGCCTCCAGCGTCCCGGCCGTGGCGGGCCTGGCCTCGTCCATCGCGGCCATGGCCCCGGCCGCCGGAGTGGCGGCCCCGGCCGTCCTGGCCCTGGCCTCGGCTGGCGTCGCTCTCAAGGTCGGCATGTCCGGCGTCTCCGATGCCCTGTCGGGCGACGCGGACGCCATGGCCAAACTAGCCCCCGCCGCCCAGGATTTCGTCACCCAGGCCAAGGCGCTGGCCCCTGCCTGGGGCGAGGTGAAACGTTCCGTCCAAGGGGCGCTGTTCCAGGGCCTGGGCGACACGCTCACCAAGACGGCGAACTCCGTCCTGCCGGTCCTGAAAACCCAGCTCACCGGCACCGCGTCCGCGCTTAACGCCATGGCCAAGGACGCCGCTGGAACTGCGCGGACCCTGGCCCAGGACGGCACGCTGGGCAAAGCCCTGAGCGGGGCAACCCGGGGCCTTCAGAACATGCGGGGCCTTCCCGCAACGGTCCTCCAGGGACTGGCCCAGCTGGGCGCGGCAGCGGCCCCGGCCTGGGAGCGGATGACCGCCTCCATGGGCCAGGGCCTGGACCGCGTCCGGGCCAAGTGGGACGCGTCGTTCAAGTCCGGCGCCATGCAACGCGGCATCGAAACGGCCGTGGGCGTGGCCAAGCAATTCGGCGGCGCCCTGGCCAACGTCGGTAAGACCCTGGGCAACGTCCTGGGCGCGGCGGCCGACGCCGGAGGCGGAGCGCTTCAGGTCCTTTCGGAGCTGGCCGCGACGGCCGCCAAGGTCACCGCGACCCCGCAGGCCCAGGAGACGTTCCGGGCCCTGTTCCAGACCGTCTCGGCGGTCGGCAAGGCCGTCTCCCAGGTACTGGGGGCCGCCCTGAAAGCGGCCCTGCCGCTGGTCCACACCCTGGTCACGACCCTGGCCGGGCCGACCCAGAACGCGGTCCAGACCCTGGTCCCCGCCTTCGTGCAGCTCGCCCAGAGTCTGGGCGCCGGACTGGCTCCCGTCGTCAAGGTCGCCTCCCAGGCCCTGGCCGCCATCCTGCCGATCGCGGCTCAACTCGCGGTCCAACTGGCGGGCGCCCTCGGCCCCACCCTGAAGATCGTCGGCGGCCTGGTCGCTCAGATCGCGTCAGCGCTGCTCACAGCCCTAAAGCCGGTCCTGGCGCAGCTCCCGGCGATCGTCGGTCCGATCCTGTCCGTTGTGACCAAACTTGCCCCTATTTTGGGGCAATTGGTCGGTCAACTGGTCCGCTCCCTGACCCCTGCCCTGGTCACCGTCGGGTCCGCGCTCGGGCAACTCCTGTCCGCCTGCGGCCCGTTGATCGAAGCCGTCGGCTCGCTCCTGGCCGGTGCCTTCCGGGCCCTGATGCCGGTGATCACCGCCGCGATCGGCATCGTCGGCAAGATCGCGGGCGTTCTGACCGCGCTGGCCTCGAAGTACATCACGGGCGTTGTCGTGCCAGCGATCAAGGCGATCGTGGCGCTGTTCCGCGGCGACTTCTCCGGAGCGCTGGACGCCGCCAAGTCCGCACTGTCCGGGCTGGCTTCGTTCTTCGGATCGATCTTCTCCAAGATCGGTTCCGTGGCGGCCTCCGGCGTCTCCGCGGTGATCGGGTTCTTCCGCGACATGGCATCCCGCGCCTGGTCAGCCGTGAAGCAAATGGGCTCAAACGTGGCGGAATCGGCCCGTTCGGCCATGGCGTCGATGGGATCCAAGATCTCCAGCGGAATCAGTTCGGCCGTCGGGTTCATCCGGAGCCTGCCCGGCCGTGCCCGCGATGCCCTGGGCAACCTCGGCTCCACCCTCTGGCGCGCCGGAGCGAGCCTGATCCGGGGATTCATCAACGGCATTACGTCCATGATCGGCAGCCTGCGGGACAAGCTGTCCAGCATCACGTCCATGCTCCCGGACTGGAAGGGCCCGGCGGAGCTGGACGCCCGCATCCTGACCCCGAACGGCCGCCTCCTGCTGGAGGGCTTCATGAAGGGCATCCAGGACCAGGTCCCCCAGCTCAAACGGCAGTTGGGCGGCATCACGGCAGACATCCCGGCCATGGCCGGAGCGCCGGTGCACATCCAGACGGAACACGTTCCGTCCGCCCGGAGCGCCGCCCGTCCTGCGGCCGCGCTCACCATCGAGAACTTCAACGCGGGCCACCTCACCCCCGGGCAGGTGGCGCGCGAATTGGAGTGGCGCATGAAGGCAAGGGGGTAGCTTGGCGCCGCATCTGCGGACGGCCGACGGCCTGATATATCAGGACGGCCAAATCCAGTACGGCAACCTGCTGTTGGGGGAAGAAACCCCGTTCGTCGGGGAGCGGCTGACCGGCTGGGATGACCTCCCGGACGCCGACGTGGCCAACGTGCCGATGCCGGGGCAACACGGCGTGTGGCTCGGTCAGATGCTGGCCGGCTCCCGGATCCTCCAGTGGGATTTCTCGATCCTGCCGGACGACCCTGACCAGTTCCCCGGCATCTTGAATCGGCTCCGGGCGGCCACCGCCCTGGGCCAGGAGGAACGGGAGCTGGTGGTCCAGCTCGCCGGGGCCCGGCGGTTGATGCGCGGACGCGTCATCCGCCGGGCCCTCCCGGCGGATCGCCAGTACACCAAGGGCGAGCCGTCCGGCTCCCTCGTGTGGGAGTGCACCGACCCCCGCCGCTACTCCGTCACGGAGCGGTGGGCACACGTGGGGCTCCCGGAGGCGGAACCCGGCCTGGATTGGGGCAGGGGTCTGGAATGGCCTCTGGACTGGGGGCACGCCGGGTCCACGGGCACCCTCAACCCCGTGAACTCCGGGGATGCTCCGGCCCATCCCATCGTGGAGTTCCGGGGCCCGGTCGTCCGCCCGTGCCTGGTGCAGACGCATGGCGGCCTGGTGCTGGAGTACGACATCGCCCTGGCGGAGCGCGACACGCTCACCGTGGACTGTGCGGCCGGAACGGTCGTCCTCAACGGCGCGGCCTCCCGCCTCTACACGGTCACCCGGGCATCCGTGCCGGAGCAGGCGTTCACCGTCGAACCCGGCTCCACACCCATGGCATTTCGCGCGGACATGGCCGCGTACGACCCGCGCGCATCGGTGACGGTCCGGTGGCGCCACGCATTTTGGTAGCAGAGAGGCAGGCCGGCTGTGACGGTTCGTAGTGGATGGCTCGTTACTCGAGGACCGGACGGCGGGGGCCAGACCCGGGAGGACACCCGCGTGGTCCCGATCGGGACGTTCACGCCCGCCGGGGAGCTGTCGGCCCGCTCCGGCGTGGTCCCCGGCGGCAGCCCGTTCGCCCTGGTCTCCGCCGGGGAGATGGAGGCCACCGTGGGCGTGGGCCGGGCCGTCATCCAGGGCACTGCCCCTCAGGGCGCCTATCCGGTGGCGGTCACTGCCCCGGAGCCGGTGACGTTCGCCGCAGGCGACGCGCAGTTCCCGCGGATCGACGTGGTGGCGCTGCGGGTCTATGACGACCCCTACGACTCGTCGGGGGAGGAGAAGGCCGTCCTGGAGGTGGTCCAGGGCGACCCGGCCGCCTCACCCACCGCGCCGACGATCAGCGGGCCCGCTGTGGTCCTGTGGGAGGTGACCGTCCCGGCCGGGGCATCCTCCGGCACGGGCGGAATCAACTGGGCCACAGGAGTAGCAGACCGCCGGGACTACACGGTGGCCGTCGGCGGCATCGCGGTGGGCAACACCCCCACGGCTTACGCCGGGCAGTGGCGCGACTACGGCGGCATCCTGGAGCGCTCCAACGGCACCGACTGGGAACCGGTCGTCCGCCTGGGCTACTCCGGCCGCCTGGAGCTGGGAGACGCGAGCCTGTACCGAAGCGGCGCCAAGACCCTGGCCACAGACCAGCGGTTCACCGCCCAGGTGGAGAAGTCCTCCAGCTACTTCAAGCTGCAACCCGGCTGGAAGGTCTTGGCATTCGAGGGCAAGAAGACCTGCGGCATCGTCCACTTCATCCTTGAGATCGAGCGGACCGGCGCACCGATCACGGCGAATGGCTCCGGCAACATCGCCGACGAAACGATCGTGACCATCCCCTCCCAGTTCCGCCCGGACCACGACGTGGAAGCCATCGCATGCGACGGGTACGCCGACGGCGGATGCCGCATCAGCCCCAGCGGCACGGTCGTCCTACGTACCTGGGCCCCGAACGGAACCCTCACCAAGGGCAACGTCATCCGCATCACCCCCACCTACATCCTCTGAAGGAGTTGAACTTCCTGTCGCAGTACCGTTTTCTGTTCGCGGACCTGCGCACGGACCAGATCCTGGACCAGCTCCCCGTCCAAGGCGTCACGTTCGACGACTTCATAGGCAAGACCGGAGCCCTGACCGGCACCATTCCCGTGGCGGACGCCGCGATGGCCGCACGGGTCAAGCGGGCCGTGGTGCCCGGCAGGACGGCGCTGTGGGTGGAGCGCGGCCGGGATCTGTGGTGGGGCGGCATCGTCTGGACGGCCACACCGGCCGTGGACGAGCGGGGCGCGGTGACCGTCGCTCTCCAGGCCGCCACCTTTGACTCCTACTGGGACCACCGCGAACTCCGGGACACCCTGGAGGCCCGGCAGATGGACCAGTTCGACATCGCCCGGGACCTGGTGACGTACGCGGCCACCCACGACGGCGGCGATATCGGCATCCGCATCGACTACAGCCGCACATCCGGCGTCCTGCGGGACCGTACGTACTCCCGGTTCGACGCGACGCGGATTCGGGAAGCCCTGGACCGACTGGCGGCCGTCGAAGGCGGCTTTGAGTGGCGCGTCCAGGTCTACCGCGACGCGGAGACCGGGGACCGCGTGAAGCGGCTCCAGCTCGGATACCCCACCATCACGGCAGGGGCCGCGCCGGTCATGCTGACCTACCCGGGCAACGTCCTGACCTACTCCTGGCCGCAGGACGCCACCGGCATGGCCAACACCTGGCAGAGCCGTGGCGCGACCGACAACCAGAACCAGGCCGAAGAGTCCTTCCCGCTGCTGTCCACGGAGTGGTCCTACCCGCAGAAGCTGGCGGCCGGGTGGCCACGGCTGGATGGCTCCAGCGACTACAACACCGTGTCTCGTCTGCCGACGCTCAACGAGCACGCGAAGGCGGACCTAGCCCGTGCCAAGGACCCCGTGGTCATCCCGTCGGTGAAGACCCGCCTGGACGGCGAGGTGACCCCCGCTCTCATCGGCGCAAACGTCCGGCTCCGCATGCGCGACACCTGGTTCTCCGATGGCCTGGACGCGGACTACCGCGTGGTGGGCCTGCACGTGACCCCGGCTCAGCGCGGTCAGCAGGAATCCGCGGAGCTGTACTTGGAGGCTGCATAGTGGCGACCATTCCGCAGGACCTGAACGACCGACTCCGCCGTCTGGAAAGCGAGTTGCGTGCCCTGACCACGGCCGCCAACCGCCGACCCGCCATGAACCAGATCCTCCACGGAGACGTGAAGATCGGCGAGGGCGGCAGCCTCTCGGTCAAACAGCCCGGAGGAGCCGAGACCTTCCGCGTGGGCGAAGTCGGCCCCATCGAAGGGGAACACGCCCTGGTGGTGCGGCGCCGGGATGGCAGCGTGGCCCTTTCGGTCTGGAACGGCACCACTGCCGAAGGCCAAGCGCAGGCAGTCCGCATCAAGGACGCCCAGGGCCACGAACTCCTCTCGGAGGACGTGGTGGCCGGCGGCCTGGCCCGGCCACACCTGCCTATCCCCATGAGTCCGGCCCAGGCCGTCGACTGGCCGTCGACCAACTCCACGTCCTGGACGGACCTTCAGGTGGCATGGCCGGAGGCCCAACACCCACGCCTGGAGGTGTTCGCCCAGGCCGTGGGGAACGGCAACGGTGGGGATATCCGCATCACCGTGGACGGCCAGACGGTGGCCTCCGGCTCCACCGGAAAGCCCATCCAGGCGGAGTTCAACATCCCCGGCTATGAGTTCGGGGCACACCCGGAAATCAAGCTCCAGGCACGGGCCAAGGCGCAGTCCACCGTATGGGCCTGCGTCCAGCGCATGTATGGCGTCGCGTCCTAGGCAGTGTCCGACGGGTCACTTTGTTTTCATCATCTTGCAGAATTCTTCGTAGTTGATTTGTCCGTCGCCGTCGACGTCCGCCTCCCGGAGCATCTCGTCGACCTCATCATCAGTCAGTTTCTCGCCCAGAGACGTCATGACGTGGCGCAGCTCGCTGGAGCTGATGACCCCGTTACCGTCCTTGTCAAACACATGGAACGCCTCACGGATCTCGTCCTCCTCGTCGTTGTTGCTCGTGACTTGCCTGGCCATCAGGCTCAGAAACTCGGCGAAGTTGATCGTTCCGTTGTCGTCCTTGTCGACTTCGTTGATCATGTCTTGGAGCTCGGCCTCAGTGGGGTTCTGCCCCACAGACCTCATGGCGGCGCCCAGTTCGTTGGCCGTGACATTGCCATCGTTGTTCTTGTCGTACAGGGAAAATGCCACCTTGTACTCGTTGATCTGCTCTTCGTTGAAGGATTCGCTCACGGAGTCCTGCCGTTTCATAGTGGCTTGATCGAGCTGGGGGCGTCGCGCGACGCCGAAGCCAAGATCCCCAGCGGGAATGGGACGAACACGCCTGTTCACTGTGGGCGATCAACTCGTTACAGGGCCGTCATGCCGTGGCAGCGCGAATAACCCAGACGGTGTTGGCTGCAAGATCCGTTGACAGGCCCTAACTCACCCACTGACCACACACGGCCCCGCCGGGCAACTTCGGCGGGGCCTTTGCATGCCAACAGGAGGACGGCTTGGGCAAGGCCGCAGACGTAATCCGCATAGCGCGCGGAGAGATCGGCTACCGCGAGGGATACAGCGGTGGCCACTGGAACAACCACCAGCGATACAGTCCGGCCGTGCCGGGCCTGGAGTGGTCCCAGAATCAGGCATGGTGCGCCACCTTCGTCTCCTGGTGTGCCCGGCAGGCCGGGGGAGCGTCCCTGTTCCCGGTCACGGCGTCCGTGTGGACGGCGTATGACTGGTTCAAGTCCAGGGGGCGCTACTCCGCATATCCCGCCATCGGGGCCCAGGTGATCTACGGACGGTCGGCGAACTCTCACACGGGCATCGTGGTGGCCTATGACTCCACCTACATCACGACGGTGGAGGGCAACACCAACGCCAACGGTTCGGCGGAGGGAGACGGCGTGTACCTCAAGCGCCGCAGGCGCCGCGACGCGTATGTTCATGGCTACGGCCTCCCTCGATATGCGGAGGGGGTGACGACGGCGGACCCGGCCCTGAAGGGGAAGGCCGGGTTCACCTATAAGGCGACAGCCTCCGGCCCGACCACGGGCGGTTCCCATACCGGTTCGAGCAAGGCCAAGACCGTGACGGTGAAGGCCGGTCAGACCCTGGGCAAGATCGCGGCCTCCGCTGGGGTGTCCCTCGCGGCCCTTCTGGCGATCAACCCCCAGATTAAAAACCCGGACCTGATCCACCCCGGCGACAAGATCAGCATCCCGGACAAGGGCGCCAAGCCCCCGGCCAAGTCCAAGCCGGTGGTGTCCCTGGCCCGCATCCGCGCGGCTGCCGTCCGTGACCCGGACCTCCGCCAGGGCGGCACGACCTACCCGGCCGACGTGCGCCATGTGGAGGCGGCGTTGAAGGCGGAGGGCCTGTTGGACGGCCGTTGGTGCGACGGTTCGTTCGGGTCCATGACCCGCATCGCGTACGCGAACTGGCAGAAGCGGGCCCGCGTCGGCGGCCCGCCGGACGGCATCCCGGGTATCGCCTCGCTCCGCCTCCTGGGCACGAAGCACGGGTTCACCGTGAAGGGGTGAGACAGACGTGAGCGAGCGTGACGAGCTGGGCGGCGTCACCATCGGTGCCCGCGAAATCTATGACGAACTGGTGGCGCTGCGCGGCGATGTACGGAGCCTGTCCCAGACCCACGAAGCCGTCACCCAGACCCTGACCGACCACGAAACCCGACTCCGGGGCCTGGAGCGGTGGCGCTACGCCCTGCCCGTGGCGGCCCTCACCTCCGCCGGAACCCTGATCGCGGCGGCCCTGAAAGCCACGGGCGCCGTGTAACGAGCACCAGTGCACGACGACAAACACCCCGCGCCCCAGGGCGCGCTACGCCTGGAGGACCCCTGTCCTTTCCCCACATCGCGCTCATCGGCAAGGCACGGTCCGGCAAGGACACCGTGGCCGCCGAATTCGGCCGGCACGCGGCCTACACCCGCCTGGCGTTCGCCGATGAACTTAAGGCGGCTCTGATCCGCCTTAACCCCTTGGTGCATTCGTGCTGTTGCTACGAGGACTACCACCTGGTGGACACCCTGGAGGACCACGGTGGATGGGAGGGGGCCAAGGCCCTGCCTGAGGTCCGGCGACTCCTCCAGGAGTACGGCCAAGCCATCCGGGACCGAGACCCGGACTTCTGGGTGCGCCCGGTCCTGGCCCAGGTGCGCCAGGGGACGGAATGGAAGCTGCCGTGCATCGTCGCGGACGTGCGGTACGCCAACGAGCTGGGCGCCCTTCGGGCGGAGGGGGCCGTGGTCGTTCGCGTGGAGCGGCCGGGCGCGGGCCTAGCGGGACAGGCCGGTGAACACGCCTCGGAAACGGAGCTGGACGGCATGGAGCCGGACCACGTGCTCCACAACACCGGGACGTTGGTCGAACTCCTGGCCAGCGTCCGCGCTTTGATCGACACGTTGGGAGACTGAATGATCGACCTCATCCGCCAGGCCCTTCGGGACAACCCCGTCCGGGTACGGACCGCTCTAGGTGCGCTCCTGGTTCTGGTGGGCCACTACATCCCCGCCGTAGCGGACGTGGCCGTGAATGACCAGGCCGTGGATGCGATCACGTTCCTGATCCTCCTGTTCCTGGGCGAGGGCGCGTCCCGGAAGGTGGCGGCCAAGTACAACCCGGCGACGCTGCCGGAGGAGTCGTAGGTTATGGCACCGGCCACTAGGCCGTTTGGCTCGGACACTAGGTGTGGCAGAGCGGCACTGAATTACTTGGGAGTGTCTCACAATAGAGGACGCCAATAGGGCAAGTCAACGACTCTATCGGAATCGAACATTTCCCGGAATGGGGCGTGCGCTATCCGAGCGAGCCGCCAGCCCCGCCAGCAGAGGGCCGCAACCAAGGCCATCCACAGGATGAAGGAAAGTGCAGCAGTGAATACGCCGAATGAATTCATCACCTCAAGGAAGGAGAAGAAGAATGTCATGGGAGCAAAGAGGGTTGTGGCCAGCCCCAGAAGTCGATCCTCCGCGTCAATTCCGTCGATCAAATCAATTGGCCCCGTAAGCAAGCCTGCTAGGCCCCTGTAAGCAAGGGTGTACTCATCAACTAGAGCGCCGTCGGCTATCAATGCAATCCACCCTGTCACTATAGCCCCAACCGCAGTCCAGCCGAGCCAACCTGGCCCCCAGGGCGATATCCCGGTTCCTGCGAGCACGGCTCGGTGACATGCAGCGGCCGTGATCAGGACTGTCAGGGCTATAGCGATACGGTAGTGGATTCCGTATCTAAATTGCGGGTATGTCACTTCCCGAGAGGCGTCAACCCACGATTCCCGTAGGGCTCGCGAGGTATTTGCTACCTGGAGTTGGATAAGAGCAATGCGGTCCTTAGGTGAGAGGAGTCGGAGCAACATGATTGCTCTATGGGAAGCGCCGTCGTTCACCGTTGCGCTGATTATACGCTCAAGGATTGACCAAGCCTCCTCGGCTGACAGTTCCGGGTGCGTGCGTCCGGAATGTCGAATCATAAATAGCAATTCCCAGAGAGGGACTGTATGATCTTCGTGTGCTCCCCGGTGATATCGCATTCTGATGGCGGAGCCCGGGCTGTTCCCTGTCAATTTCTCAAGATCGTGAGATGCGGCCGTATATCTGACGTTCATCTGTGACCAGTCTGGGAGCCATGCTGATCCAGTAGCGAGCGGGATTCCGATGCGGCGATCAATCGTGATTACAGAGTCGGGTTTGGCCTCGCATGCCATCTCGGCTTCCTTCCCGGAGGCGTCATTTGAGCCGAGGAGGCAACCAATCCGATTCGCCAGAACTCGCATTTTCTGATCTGCTTCGAAGCGCGCACCGAACCAGTCACCTGAATGATCGATTGCCGTGGAGGTGTTTATGCGCGGAGCGTGCCAACGCAGAGATTCCTCGATCTCAGGAATTCGGATCATAGCCGCCAAATGCCACGCGGAAATAACGGCAATTCGTCCGTTGGAATGAGAGTCGTAACAAATATCGGCGAGTTTCCGGGCGGCATTCGGCGTGCCGATAGTGGCCAATGGTTCTACAGCGTCCAGGCATCCTCGTCCGGAAGCATCGCCCAGGGCGTCGACCGCGATATCGCCCATGCTGGTAATAGATTCACGGACTCCTTCGGCCGTGCCCAGAAGTCCAGCTAGGGTCGTGGCCACGGCTGGCAGGTTCGTGGCGGCCAAAGCTGCCACGGCAGCTCGGCGACTGGAAGATTCATCAGTTTTTGTCGCTTTGTCGGCGAGGAATCGGAGTATTTCCTTACCCCGTGGGCGGGGATCCGACGCGACGGTGCCGAAAGCCTTGATGACCTGAGGGTCGTCGAGCGTGCCTAGTGATTCCTGGAAGTGTCGAATTACTCGATCCGCGGTTTCATTTGCCAGATGCTGCGCATCAGCAAGACACTCGAAGGCTAGGCATTGGTCCAGCTGGAAGACATTGTTGATGACCGGGGCGCAATCCTGATTTGCTGCGCCGCACCAGAGTCGCACGGTCTCGCGCCACGTGGCTGGGTCACGGCGGTACCGCGCAACAATCTCAGTCGGGCTATTCAGGAGTTGCCGAGCTGCGAGGTATTCCTGCAGTGTTAGATGCGCGAATTGGTAACGCTCACCCCCGTCTACCTCAAGCAGCAGACCGCTTCGCTCGAGGATTTCTCGAAGCAGGGGTACCTCGTGATCTTTAGGATCAAGTGGAGTGTCCTCAAGTACTTCACATGTTACCTCCCGCACCGCAGCCTCGGGCACTGTGAGGCGGTCAAGGGAATACTGTGGAATATCTTGGGCTGTCAAAGCCAATCTCTGAAGCACCCTACGCTTTTCCCGCGCAGCGTAGTGGTTGTGCTCGTCATGCCAACGGCGCAGCATGACGTCAACAACCTCCTCATAGAAGTCAGCCCTAGTGCGCGGCAAATTCTGGCCCTGCCCCTGATAGGCATCGGTATAGAGGTACGCAATCATCGTCAATAGCAAGGGGTTGCGCGCGAGTTGCATGAGGCGCGGAGTATCCCGTAGCGTGACCATTAGCTCCTCGACCGACCCTTGAGGGTTAATGTCCATCCAATGGGATAGGAATCTACGTATTAACCTTTCATCGAATTCGGAGATTCGGAAAACATTTGGGAGTGCGTCTGACAGTGTGTCTTGATAGACCGCGCTGCGGCAGGTAACAATGACACGGCACCGGTCGAATTCCTGGATGAAATCCTTTATCGTTTGGGTGGACCTTGCGCGGTCTGTCATGGTTACCTCATCGAGACCGTCGAGTAGCGCTATGAGGCGGCCTTCCTTAAGGGATCTAGTGACGAACTTTTCCGCACGCGGAAAATCATTTCGCTGAAATTCTTCGACGATCAGCTGACGGATGTCTTTTTCATTTCCGTTGAGCCTATGTAGCTTGACTAGAATCGGAACTTCAGTAAACTCGCGAGAGTGAATGTGGCGAGGCCTATGCCTGCGCCGCTCCATTCGGTTATCTGCCCAACTAAGGATGGAATGCCGGAGGAGCATCGACTTTCCTGCACCTGGGACTCCGAGTACGATCGCGTTTTGAACACTCCTGATGCTTTCGGCGGCATCAGGATGTTCGCCATTGTGGCCCGTCTCGAGTGTGGCTGGGACGTAGATCTTGCGCATTTTAAGGGGGCGATTTTCCAAGAATGGAATCGGTACGCTCTCGTTCTTGCGCTGCACGGCAGCTGCGTAACGTCGTACCGCTGATCGCCGGAACAGTGTTGAGCCAGCGAGCCTGCTATATGTCCGCTCGTATATCCAGTCCAAGAGGGCGGTCAGCTTCTTCTTGACCCAATCGCGCACGATCAGCAGCAAGAACAGGGCTGCCGCAATCAGCCATGGAAGATTATCTATCGTCACTTGCGGCATTGCACACCTTTCCTTCCGCGAATTGCGACCGGTGTGCGGCGCTAACAATCCTGGTGGACCACCGAAAGCGCTACCCATTAACTACTAGCCTAAGTCGCTGCCCCATCTCTCGCGACCTCGGCGCGGCCTGGAGCATGGCCATTGACGATGCAATACCGCGAGCCCTGTGTTTCACAGCTGTGATCGAGGTTGGCTCCGCGGTCTTTGGCCGGTGGTCTGCCTGGGCTGGGGCCATGCATCGCGGCGGGCCGGGCCGTCCGCCCACCTTCGACGGCGCCCGTACGCTGGCCCGCGAATTGGGCAGCCCTTGGCCTGTCAGCTGTTGTGCCCGATTGGCCCGTTACCACAGCAGGGTTTCCCCTAGCCGCCCCTCGCCATCCGACGTGCGGCCGGCGGTCGAGCCGGAGCGGTGCGCAGACAGGAGAGTCGGCCCGGGCCGCACGTCGCCGCGATACGCCCGCTCACGCTGGGCCCGTTCCATCACAGAGCCGGCCGTCACGGGCCCCAGTAGATGACGGCGTAAGCGACTGAGCGCGGCCCCTCGGGGCCCGTGAGCGAGCGGAGAGACCCGTGGCAGCACTCAACACCATTCAACGTTCCGGCAGCCGGTTCTACGTCGACCCCGAGACAGGCGCCAAGGCGCCGGGCGTGACCTCCGTCCTGTCCATGCTCCCGAAGGGCTTCCTTCAGTTCTGGGCCGCCAAGGAGGTGGCCACGGCGGCCGTGGACAACATCGGCCCCCTGGTGGGTCTGGCGATGAACGACCGATCCGGCGCCATCGACTATCTCAAGGGGGCGCCCCGCCGGGTCACCAAGCAGGCCGCCGACATCGGGTCGGACGCACACGACGTGTTCGAGCGTCTGGCGCGCGGCGAGGCGGTAACCCGCGTCCACCCAGACCTCCGCGGCTACGCCGGTCATTTCCGGGAGTTCCTGGACCAGATTCAGCCGGAGTTCCTGTTCCTCGAGGATGCGGTGTGGAGCGACCGGCACAACTACGCGGGGTCGTTCGACGCCATCGCGCGCATTGGCGGGGAGACGGTGGTCCTGGACTGGAAGACCACCCGGAGCGGTGTCCATGAGGAAGTGGCCCTACAGCTTTCGGCGTACGCGAACGCGGACCGGATCGTCCGCGCCGACACGGGCGAATCCGTACCGGTGCCGACCATCGACGCGGCGGCCGTTCTCCATGTTCGGTCGGAGGGATGGAAGTTGGTCCCCGTCGCCCACACGCCGGAGCTGTTCCAGGTCTTCCTTCACTTGAGGGCGGTATTCGACTGGGAGCGCGAGCTGAAGCGCGGCGTTATTGGCCGCGCGGTGGCCTCGGGCGGCGAGGCGGAGACCGGCACTCAGCGGCGCGCGGCGTAGGCCGGCTGGGGCTGTCACGGCCCCCAGTGCATGGAATCAGCGAGAGGCCCGGCGGTCATACGCCGGGCCTTTTGCTGCCTCATTCCAAGCACTTCCCAAGGAGAGCCAGCACAGTGGCACCCCGCACCCTCCGTGTGTTCGACAACGACCCTTCCGCCCGGCCCAAGGTCTACAGCTCCGATTTCGTCGGCCGGTTCCGAGCCGGGCAGAAGCTCAACGGGCGCCCTGTGGGTCTGTCTGCCTGGCGGATCACAACCGGCGATCCTGAGGTGGGCAAGGCCGTGGCGAATCTGTACGGCGGCGCCCCGCAGTCGTGGGAGACCTCCAAGGAGGACTCCTTGGAGGTGCTGACCGAAGCGGACGCCGTAAAGGTGATCGTGGACGGCCCCGATGCCGTGTCGTTCCGCATGGCTCTCTACGGCATGACCGGCAAGCCCATCCACGCATGCGACGGCGTGGAGTTCACGGACTCCGAGGACCCGCGCGTGGGCCAGCCGTGCGGCTGCCCGCAGACGCTCCAGGAGCGCAAGGCGGTGGCCAAGGCGGGCCACGGCCCGAAGCCTGACCAGCGTGTGGAATTCCGCCTGGCCGATGACCCGGAGCTGGGCAAGTTCAAGCTCCTTACGGGCTCCTGGGACTTCATGAAGGCCCTGGAGGGTGTCTGGCGGGAGCTGGAGGCCGTCGGCGGCCCCGCGCTCTGCACGCTCTCTCTGGAGCTGGTCGAGTTCACCACCAAGGCCGGTGTGGACGTGAGCTACCGAAAGCCGGTTCTGAAGGTCCACGGCCGTGTCCCGGCCGACGTGGACGCGGTGCTCCCCTCCCTCTCCAAGGCCGCCGACCCCGTTCCGTTCTGATCACTCACCGCTAGGCCGGCGGTGAACCCAGCGTGACCGGCGGGGCCCGGCCCCGCCCTTCCCCAGACACAACAGAGGAGAGACACGTGGCGAAGCGTGGCCACATACACGACTTCACGGGCCAGGAGATCCGGGAGGGGGACACCCTGGTCTACGCAGCCCGCCGGGGCAACGGCGTACGGATGGTGGAGGCCACCGTCCAGCGCACGTACACCGAGCAGTACAAGGGGCGCACGATCCCCATGCTGAAGGTCAAGCCCACCGGCAACGAATCGGGATTCGTCAAGCGCTCCACGTTCCGCGTGGAGACGGTGGCAGCCGAACACGTCGCCGTGACGATCCCGGCGGAGGTCCCGGCCGTTGCCTGACGCGCTCCTGGTCCTGGTCGCCATCGTCCTGGGCCTGCTCATCCTGGGGCGCGTGCTCTGGTTCCTCCTGGCCGTAACCGTGGGACTCCTGGGCATGCGGGCCGCCCGGCGCGCCCGGTTCCGAGGCCGCCCGTGAGCAACCCGAACAAGCAGAAGGGGACCGCCTGGGAGCGGGCGGTGAGGCACTACCTGAACGCCGCCCTCAGCCAGTACGTGGAGCACTGGAAGGACGCCGCGTACCCGTGGAAGGACCCGCACGACCCGGACAACATCACCCGGCCCGCCCAGACCGGCGCCAAGGACGTGGGAGACCTCCACGCCCGACCGTTCGTCATCGAGTGCAAGGCGGAGAAGTCCATCCGCCTGGCCGACTACGTACGCCAGGCCAACCGAGAGGCCGTCAACGCCGGGTTTCCCTATGGCGTGGCTGTGGTGAAGGCCCCGCGCCGCCGCGTGGACGACGCGTACGCGGTCATGGACCTGGTGACCTTCGGGCGTGTCCTCCAAGCCCTCCGCAATCTCGACTGATCCCCAATCCGCGGGCGTGTCACGGACCCCAGTGCATGGGGCCGGACACGCCCGCTTTGCGTTGGAGGAGAGACGTTGCGCACGAAGGACCTGGCCCAGTTCCTGGCCCGCTTCCCGGAAGTGGTGGAGGAGCGAGGGGAGTACGGCGTCCCCTGCCCCGTCCACGACGACCAACGCCCCTCCCTGTTCTTCCGGCTCAAGGAGGACGGGCGGCTCCTGGTGCGCTGCTGGGCCGGGTGCGCCCGTGACGCCATCCTGGCGGCCCTGGGCATGAGGCCGGCGGACCTGTTCGACTGGACCCCGGGGGCAGGTGTGAAGGCGTCGGCCAAGCCGGTGCCCGGCGCCCTGGACACCGGAGCCCTGGCAGCTCTGGCCCAGTACGTGGACACCACGAACATGGCGTTCCTGGACCCGGAGCACCCGGAAGCCCGGGACTACGTGGCCGACCGGTTCGGACTGGATGCTGAGCGCGCGGTGGACCTCGGCCTGGGCCTGGACTACCCGGGCCTGGACGACCGGTTCCCTTACCGTTCCACCGGCTACCTGCGCCACCCTCGCTTGACGGTCCCGCTATGCGACTTCAACGGCAGGCCCCGCGGCCTCCAGGGCCGGGACCTATCCGGGCACTGTCCGGCTCGGTGGCTGTCCATCGTCTCCCCGGACGGGTCCGCGTGGGCCAAGTACGGCGTACTGCGGGCCAACTCCGGTTATGACACGGTGCTGATCACCGAAGGGCCCGGCGACGGCCTGACGGGCCTTGCCGTCGGCTATGACGTGGTGATGGTCCGGGGCGCTGGACTGGCCCGCAATACCGCGCTGGTGGAGGAACTGGCGGCGGGCCTCGGCGACCGGGACGTAGTACTGGCCGGGGACCGGGACAACGCCGGGGCCGCCTTCACCGATGCTCTGGCGGACGCCTTGGTCCGGGCTGGGGTCATGGTCAGGAAACTGGAGATCCCGCACGCCGGGGACGATCTCACCGACTGGCGAAAGCGCGACCCCGAAGCCTTCCCCGGCCAACTCCACGCAGCCGTCCGCCGGGCCCCGCTCCACATCGTGGACGCCGCCCCGCGGACGGAACCTGTTCCGACTGACGAGGACCAGGAGGAGAGCGCCGGAGTTCTCCCGCTCACGGACCTGGGCAACGCGGAGCGCCTGTTCCGGCAGCTTGGCGGCCACGTGCGCATGGTTCCGGGTGCGGGCGTGTTCAAGTGGCGCGGCCGGTGCTGGGCCCAAGTCCCCACGGAAGCCCTGTACGCGGACGTGCGGCGCGTGGTCAAGAACATGGCCGAGGAGCCCGGCCATGAGCCGGAGAAGCTGTCACGCCATGTGCTCAACTCCCAGCAGGCGAACAAGGTCAAGGGAATGGTGGACATGCTGACGTCCATTCCCGGCGTGTACGCGACGGTGGACCAGTTCGACGCGCGCCCGGACCTTCTGGCGTTCCGGAACGTCGTGGTGGACCTCCGTACCGGCCACGCCCGACCCCACGACCCGGCCGACATGAACACCTTTTACGTGGATGTGTACTACAACCCGGCGGCCCAGGCCCCGCGTTGGGAACGCTTCCTCAAGGAGTGCCACCCTGGCTGTGAAGCCATGGCGGCCTTTCTGCAGATGCTCATCGGGTACGGCATCACGGGGTACGGCGTGGAGCGCGCGTTCATCATGCACACCGGGCCGACCACGAACGGGAAGACCACGTTCACGGCGGCCATCGAGGACGTGTTCCGGGAGGCGACCAAGCGCGCGGACGCGAGCCTGTTCCAGCGCCGCCGGGAGAACGGCGGCCCCCGCGCCGATGTGGTCGGGCTGCGGGGCCGTCGCCTGGTGATCTCCTCCGAGTGGCCCGCGAACATGCCGTTGGACCAAGCGCTGATGAAGGCCGTCACCGGAGATCAGACCATCACCGCCCGGGGCGTCTACGCCCGGTCGGAGATCACGTTCCGGCCGGTGTGCCTGGTCCAGGTGGACACCAACTACGTCCCGGACGTGGATGCCACGGACGCCGCCCTGTGGCAGCGCGTTCGGGTGGTCCCGTGGAACGAGGATTTCCGGGGCCGGGAGGACCGCCATCTCCAGGCCACCCTTCACCAGGAACGTGAGGGCATCGCGGCGTGGGCCGTGCGCGGCGCGATCGAATGGTTCCGGGCCTACGACAGCGGGCGGGGCCTGGAGTACCCCGCCGTGGTGGAACGGGCAACCGCGCACTACCGCGACAGCTCACATCCCCTCTCGGGCTTCATCGGGGAGGAGTTCGTGGTCCAGGAAGGCGCGCACGTCCCCAGGACTGAGACCTGGGAGCGTTACCGGTCGTGGACGGAGGAGTCCGGCATCCGTCACCCGATGACGCGCAACAAGTTCTATGACGCCCTGCGCACGTTCCCCGGTGTCCGAGAGTCCAAGACGAAGGGCACCCGCGTGATAGCCAACCTGGCGGACTGCCGGGCCCTGTCACGCAACCCAGTGGATGGAGGCAACCCAGACATATTCGGCCAGGCCAGAACAGCGGTCTAAGCGTGCGGTGTGGGGGTCGTCCCGGTCGGGCGGCCCCCTTTCGCATGTCACAGAGCGTGGGGCCGGCGGCCGACGGACAGTGACGGAGCCCGCCCGTGAAGACCTACCGCCACCCCCTTGCCGGGGACGTGACGACCATCCACGCCTTGGAGACACCCGACGACGCGCGGGAGGCACGGGAGTGGCTGAGTGAGCACCAGCCACGTTCCCTCGCTCTCGACACGGAGACCAGCGGCCTGGACACGTTCAACCCCGGCCACCAGCTCCGAACGGTTCAGTACGGCACGGGGGACGTGGCGTTCGTCGTCCCGTTCGAGCGGGGCGGGGCGTTCGCCGACCTGGCCCGGACCGTGGTCACCCGGTGCCCGGAGCTGGTGATCCACAACGCCGCCTATGACCTCCTCGTCCTGGACCGCCACGGCGTGGCCCCGCTGGAGGCCGTCGCGCCGCGCGTACGGGACACCAAGATCCTCGCCCACCTTTGTGACAGCAGACAGGATTTCGAGGGTGGCATAGGCATTTCCCTGAAACCTCTGTCCGCCTGGTACGTCGACCCGGCGGCGCCGGATACCCAGGCCGGTCTTACGGCGGTATTCCGAAGCCGTGGGCTGACCAAGGCCACCGGCTGGGCGGGCATCCCGTACCAGGATGAGACCTACCAGCGCTACGCCGGTTTGGACGTGCTCCTGACCGCCCGGCTCCGCCCCTACCTGGAACGCGAGCTGGAGCGCCACGGCATCCCGGACACCCTGGTGGAGTTCGAGCACCAGCTCATGACCATCTGCGCGGCCATGGAACGCCGGGGGATGCTCCTGGACGTGCCGTACACGGAGGGCCTGGTGGACCGCCTGGCGGCGGACACCCAACGCCACACGGAGCGCGCGGCCCGCTACGGCGTGGAGAACCTGAACTCCACGGCCCAGGTGGCCCAGGCCCTGTTGGGCATGGGGGAGGAGCTGGTGGACCGCACCCCCTCCGGAGCCTGGAAGGTGGACAAAGGCGTCCTCCTGGACCTGGCGGACCTCGACGACCAATGGCAGCCGCGCGGCACCCGTCGGCCCAACCCCTTGGCGGACGCAGTGCTCCGCGCCAAGCGGGCCGCGAAGTGGCGCAACTCATACGCCGTGGCCATGCTCGACAACCGTGACGCCCACGATCGCATCCACCCGAAGATCAACACCCTGGGTGCCAAGACGGGGCGGGCGAGCGTGTCGGACCCGCCGCTCCAACAGCTTCCGTCGAAGGGGTGGGAGATCCGCCGGGCCATCGTCGCGGAGCCGGGGAACGTGTACTTCAGCGTGGACCAATCCTCGGTGGAGCTGGTGGTCCTGGCTGCCCTGTCCCAGGAGCCCCGCATGTGCCAGGCCATCCGGGACGGCCGGAACCTCCATGACTTCACCGCCACGCTCATGTTCGGAGACGCGTTCACCAAGCACCAACGGAGCCTGGCCAAGATCGCCGGTCTGGGGACCTCGTACCAAGGCGGAGCGGCCACACTGGCCAAGATGACCGGCATGCCAGAGAACGTCATGCGGGACACCCTCCAGCGCTACGCACGGGCGTATCCCGGCGTGAAGCGGTGGGCCCGCGGTCTTCAATCCCATGCTCTTAGCAATGGGTGCGAGATCCGTACGCCCTCCGGCCGACGCCTGGTCTTGGACCGGGACCGCCTCTACAAGGGTGTGGCGTATCTGTGCCAGTCCACGGCACGCGACACGATGGGCCAGGCGCTCATCGACCTTCAGGAAAAGGGCCTGACCCGGTACCTGAACCTGTGGGTGCATGACGAAGTGCTGGGCACGGCCCCCAAAGCGGAGGCGGCTGAGATCGCGCAAGAGGTAGCGGAGACGGTCCGGATGGAGCTGTTCGGCGTCCCCATCGGAACGGATGCCGAGGTGTACGGCAAGACCTGGGCCGGGGGGTACGGCCTCCCGGAGGACTGGGCGCCCGCCGCATAAGAATGGAGGCTGGCCCCGGACGGTCGCTACCGGGATCTGTCCGGGGCCTCGTATGTCTGCGTCAGCCCGTGGTGGGAACCAGGGTGATGACCCGCATGTTCGGTGCACGGAGCGGGGCCAGGGCCATGATGCGAACCGGCACCACCGCTCCTTCGTGGTACGGAAGACGGAACCGGCGCACGTGACCGTCCGGGTGCTCCAACGCCTCATGGTCAGCCCAGATGCGGGCTGCGTCCTCGTTGCCTTCCAGGATGTCATCCCGGAGTTTCAGGAGCCCTAGTTCGTCAGGGTTTTTGGCGAGTGCCACGCGAATCTGAGCGAGAAAGGGCCTCGCCCAGTCATCCGCCCAGTTCACAAGCTGTTCGCGGGCCTCCGGGTAGAGAAAGGCCCAGCGCATGAGATTCGGCTCGTAGGGTATCCAGGGGAACCAATCAATTTGTGGTTGATTGTGCGCCACTATGTTCCACGCCACGTCAGAGACGTAGGCAGGGTTGGGGAGTTGCGCGTCCAAGAATTCACGCAAGGGCTTGTCTACTGCGGACACGGCATCCTCTGATGGTATGGACATGGGGACAGGCGGCTTGCCTGAACCCAGGAGGAAGAGAGTCAAACGCTCCGAGGCATCAAGTCGGAGTGTCAGTGCCAGCCGTTCCAGAAATTGGTCGGAAAATTTGGCAACGTGCCCGTTTTCCAATAGCCCGATCCACTTTGCACTCACCCCAGTGAGCTTTGCCACCTCGGCCTTGGTAAGCCCTGGCGACCGACGATTGGTTGAGCGGACTCCGTGGATGCGACGCGGATCTACGCGCTCTCGCCACGTGGTGAGCAGATCGGCGAGTTCCAGCTCAGGTGCCCGGGGGGCGCGATGGGGGATATGGGTGTTCGGCATGACCTAAACACCGTAACAGGCGTATCGGACATGTGCGTCTTACGGATTCCTTAGATCGTTTTCAGTGGTTAGGCAACCCTTAGTGGCTCCATGCGGGAAGTGCGAGTTCCGCCCAGGATCGTGCAAGGTGATCGGGCAAGCTGCACGGCATCCGTAAGGAGAGATCGTTTTGTCTAGGTCGATCATGGTCGTCGGTGGAAGCCGGGGAATCGGGGCCGAGGTGGCCCGCCAATTCGCCGCACAGGGTGACCGTGTGGCGGTCACCTCCCGATCCGGCGCGGCGCCAGAAGGCACATTCGGAGTGGCGTGCGACGTGACCGACGCCGAACAAGTGGACGTTGCTTTCAAGGCAGTTGAGGAACACCAGGGGCCTGTGGAGGTCCTGGTGGCGAACGCCGGGATAACCCGGGACACCCTCCTCTTGCGCATGTCCGAAGAGGACTTCGCCAGCGTTCTGGACACCAATCTGGTGGGCGCCTATCGCGTGGCAAAGCGCGCCTCGCGCGGCATGCTCCGCGCCAGGCGCGGGCGCCTGATCTTCATTGGCTCCGCGGTGGGTCTAGCTGGTGAGGCGGGCCAGGCGAACTATGCCGCGAGCAAGGCCGGGTTGGTCGGATTCGCGCGCTCTCTGGCCCGCGAGTTGGGATCGCGTGGGATCACGTCCAACGTCGTCGCGCCCGGCCTGACGGAGACGGACATGACGGCCGTGCTCACCGACGACCGACGAGCCGAAATCGTCCGACAGATCCCGTTGGGGCGTATCGCCCGACCTGCGGAAATTGCTTCGACGGCCCGTTTCCTGGCGAGTGATGATGCTGCCTACATCACGGGTGCCGTCGTGCCCGTTGATGGCGGCGTGGCCATGGGCCACTGAAACCGGCTGCTACCGTCCGCCAGGCCGGCCAGCACGGCCGGTAACGAAACCGGCGCCCAGGGGCGGCAACCCCTGGACGCCGGAAAGCTCCCCTGCAAGGGAGCCGAGTTCAGCTATCGAGGTCCGCCCAACCTTTGGCGAGGGGAGCGGAAACCTCGGCTTACTACGACCAGGGATTGTTGCACTGCACCCGACATTCCACGAAATCGAACGCCGCGCACCCATGTCCGCGCACGCCTTTGCCTGCATTCGGCGACGTGTGACCCGAGTACGTCAGGGGCGCTTCGCTCCCCAGTTGGTGGCCCTCTTCCTGTGGTGCCGCCGCAGCGCACTGCGCGCCTTCTTTCTGCGGCTCTCCGCAGTGACCCGCCCCTCCACCGGGTACCGCGCCCGCTACCTGCCGCGCGCCATCCGGCGACGCCGGTACGCCCGCGCTGCCCGCGTTTCACGCGACCGCGCCTGCGCGCTTACCCGTCTTGCCCGCCTGTCCCGGGCCGTCGGCATCTCCAATCCGTCCCTGAGTATCTGAGCCGGACGGACTTCCCCTTTTACAAGCCCCGTTCCGGCATGCAACGCCGGGGCGGGGCTTTCTAGTTCGCTCGCTCTGAGCTAACCCCCTCTCCGCCAACACGCGCCCGCTGACGGGCCGCGTGGCGATACCCCCTGCCCGCGCACCGCCAGCGCACACCCCTACCCGCGCATTCGAACGTCAGTGCTGCGACCCGGGCATCTCTCTGTCCATTGATTCGAACAGGCGTGCGGATTTCCGCCTGTCACGGCCCCCAGTGCATCGCCCCGAGCCGGTCACCCGGGCCCCCTTTCCAAGGAGCACCACCCCATGCTTTGCCCTGCCCTGATTCGTGCTGCCCAGAACGGCGACACGGAGGCAACCGCCCAGGTACTGGAAAGCCTGGAGGGGATGATCTACCGCCTGGCGGAGAAGCGCATGGCGCACACTCCAGGCTTGTCCGCCGGATACGGAGACCGGCTGGACGACCTCCGCCAGGAGGGCAGGGTGGCCGCCCTCGAAGCTCTGGCCCGCTACGACCCCAAGGGCGGGGCGAAGTTCTCCACCTACGCCCACACCCGCATCCAAGGTGCCATCCAGGACGACGCCAACACGACTTCAGGGCCGGCCATTTCGGCGGACGCCGTGGCCACCTTTAAGAGATGTCTGGGCGTCGTCGGCGGCGATATGGAAGCCGCGGAGTACCTGGCGACCATCCTGCCCAGCTCCAGCCATCGACTGAGTGCAGAAACGTCACTGCTGGTCCGCCAGGTCCTGGAAGGCACAGAGTCTCTGGACGCCCCGGCCGACCCGGGCGGAAATAAGGCGACCACCCCCGGGGGCCGCGGAACGGTCGGGGACACGCTGGCCGATCCCTACCGGTACGGAGTCCTGGAGGACCTGGTGGAACCGCGCGACGTCGCCCGCCATGACCGGGCGCGAAAGGCAGCCCTGGCGCATGCCCTCCTGGAGACGCTTCACGGCAACGCGGACCGCATCGTCCGCATGGTCTACGGCTTCGACCCGGAGCCGCACTTGCACGCCGGGTACGACCGCGACGGACTTCCGGTGCCGGACCATGCGGCGATAGCGGAGGCTCTGGGCATCACCGTGGCCACATCCCGCCAGACCCTGAAGCGGGCCCTGGACCGGCTCCGTCGGGCCGTCGAGGCGCTGGAGCTGGAGGGCGCGGAGCTGGCGGCATGACCCGACGCCGGAGGCCGTCATCCCGTCCGGCACTCCAGGTTGCCCGTCGGTCGCGCCCGGCGCCGTACAGCCGCGCGGAGATCCTGGCCCGCTGGTCTGGCTGTGCCTACTGCGACGGCGCGGCGGAGGAACTGGACCACGTCGTCCCTTTGGCGCGGGGAGGCCGCGACGTGGCGGCCAACGTCGTGGCCGCCTGCCGGGACTGCAACGCAAGCAAGTACACCCACACACTGGCCTGTTGGGCCGCCACCGGAGGTATCCCCCCGTGCGTATGCGATTCATGACCTTGGAGGACGCAACCCTGGCCGGTGCCTCCATGACGGACCTGGGTCAAGACCTGGAGCTGGAAGCGGCCCTCGACGGCGAAGAAGTCCCGTGGCTGCTGGTTGATGCCGACGAGTGAACGGTGCCTGTGCGCTGATGCGCCAGTACCGATTGACCCCCAGCCACCTACCTCGGCTGGGGGTCTTTTCGTTGTGCGGCGGGCCGTTGCCTCAGGTGTTGTACTCCAGCTCGGTCAGCGAAGCGTCGTGCACCTGTTCAGCCACGGTCGGGATGCTGAGACGGTTCAGATAGTTGATCAGCTCGCCGCGCACATCGAGAAGCTGCTGAACCAGCGATGCCCCGGTGAGCTGCCCCGGCCGGACGACCTGACGGAACGCGGGGTCCTCGATCGCGCCGGCCAACAGCTTCTCCGCCAACCACATGGGGGTGCGTTCCCGGATGGCGAAGGTCAAGTGGACGCTGGGCTCGTCCGGATCGGCGACGAGCGGATTGTGCACCCACCCACGCGGCAACAGCATCGACTGGCCTGGCTTCAGAACGATCTCCTGGTCCGGGCCCGCCCCTTCCCAGCCCGGAACGTAGTCGTCCCGCCAAACCCGGAACGACTCGTTGTACTCACGCATCGGAGCCTTGACCGGCGGCTTCCACATCTGCCACACCTTCACCCCAGACAGCTGAACGATCACCGCCATCTGCTGATCCCAGTGGTGGCGAAGACCCTGCCGTCCGCCAGGCGTGAGGAACGCATGGATGTAGTTCGAGTAGCCGGTCTCCTCCTGGATCTGCGTCGAGACCTGTGCCATGAACGGCATGACCCGCTGAAGGTTCCCGAGCCTCAGCGTGTAGCCGTCGGCGTACAGCTCCTTCAGCTTGGCCCCATTCGTGCGCCCATAGGTATTCGTGTAGAGCTTCGGGTTCACGGACGGCCGCGGTGCCTTCACCGCGGCGACCTCAGCAACCGGTGCGCACCCGGTGAACAACCACTCCTTGAGGCCGGCCGCAGTGACTGCCCCGTCGAGCGCCGTCTTCCCTCGCTCGTACACGTGGGGCTCGTCAGGCCACGTCAGAAGTAGATCGGTAACTCCGTTGTCGGGCAGTAAGAGACGCAACGACATGATGCCGACTCCTCACGCTGGGGGCAGCGGGCAGGCGATCTCCGGGTGGAAGCGGTTGGGGCAGCACACCACGGAGTACGAGATCAAGTTCTCGGAAGCCAGGTAGTAGCACCAGGTCACATCGACACCGCGCGGCAGTACGTCTTCCGCGTACTCGATCTTCCAGTCGAGACCGCAGTACGCCTCAAGACCGTCCTGCCGAACGAAGGGAGGGGCCTCCTGGTACTGCTTGGTCAACCAGGAGAGTGCAACCCGTGCGTCAGTCCAGGTGCGGTCAGCGGAGACCAGGTGCTTCTTCATGAGCCAGTGGCCGGTCATGGTGGGCGGGACGTTGCCGGACTGGAACTCGGAGGCAGCCTCCCGGTACCGGTCGAGTACGGCCTGCTGCTTCTTGTCCTCGGGGTCCGTGATCGAGGGAGGGCCATTGTGATGCGGAGGCCGGCGGCCTCCCTCCTGGCCGTACACCTTCATCGGACCTGTCCACGGTCCGTACCCATGCCAGTGACCTGACCAGCTCATCTTTGCCTTTCAGTGGGGGTGGCCGGGCCGCCACGAAGGACGACCCGGCGAAGAGGGCTGTGCTGAGTCCCTACAGGGAGATGCCGCGCTGCTCGGCGTAGCCGCGCACGAAGTCGTCCATCTCGACGGTGGTGAAGCGCAGTTCCTTGCCCGCGCCCTCCGGCTTCGAGTCGCGCAGAGCGAAGCCGGTGGTGCCCAGAGCGCTGATCTCGACGCAGGACTCGTGCTCGCTCTGGAGGTTGCCGCCGCAGTAGTTCTTGAACGAGTCGTCGTTCACGGGCAGCGTGTAGAGGTTGCTCATGGGATAGTCCTCCCTGTGCATCTGCTTGGCGGAGAGTGATGTTCTCCGCTCGGTTGCTGTGCACTTGCTGACCCACCCCGGCCGACCTGTCCTTCTCGGGGGATTGGCTGAGCCGGGGCGGGGCTTGTTCCGCCTTCGAGGGGTAGACACCGTGCGTGGGGAGCAGTCGGTCAGGGCACCTCGGAGACGGAAGTTCATTTCGCCAGGGCTATGTAGTACAGGCCGGCACTGACAGTGGCCCCGATGATGAGTCCCTGGAAGATCCACTGTCGCCAGCCGATCGGTCGCCGCTTCCCTTGATGCCGACCACGAGTGCGACGATCAGCGCTAAGAGCGCGATCACGTAAGCGACCTGTTGGGCCTTCGGGCTCACCGAACATCAGTCCCGGCCTTCCCCGCATAGATCCAGAGCAGGCGCCGAGTCAGATTCGCGACGTCTCGTAGGTAGAAGAACGCGGCAAAGGTCGTTGACTCGCTGGTCGGGCGATTCGCCAGTTCGAGCAACCGGTACGCCTGGCGGTACATGCCCCGCACCGCGTCATCGTCGTCGGCGCCCAAGTCTTCGGCGAGCAACATCTCCAGGTGGCTGATCGTTATCAGCGTCTTGGCGTCGATGTCGTTCCGCTTGGAGGCACCGAGATGCATCCGGAGGACGCAGTCCGTACTGTCCCCGATCAGCTCCACGTCGATCAGCTCAAGACTGTCCTGCGCCTGTCTCTCGGTCACGGTGGACACCACGCTTCTCCCCTCGCGGTTCCGCACGACTGTGCGGCGTCTCGGTCGTCCGGGATCGCTGATGAACGTAGGGCCGGGGAACTCCAACCTCCAAGGAGATTGCGCGAGTTTGCGCGAACTGGCTTGACCTGTGTCGAACGCCGCCCCGAACATCGTGGTGTCGCGCAATCTGGAGCAAGGAAGCGGACGGGAGAGTGCCCATGAAGCTACGGTTCCTTGGCAAGAACAGCACGCCGGGAGACAGCCCCACCCTGTACGTGAGCGACCAGAACACCTACGTGATCCAAGGCTGGAAGGTCATGGCCAATGATCTGCTGATGCAGGTCGGGGAGGTACCAGAAGGCCAGACGCTGATCGAGGTCCCGACCGAGCTGTTCGAGCACCTGACCAAGGACGACCTGACGTCCGGCGAGATCGTGAGGTTCGAGAAGCCGATCGAAATTCTCACCGAGCAGGGGACGGTCATCCTCATGGGCCCGGAGATGCACGACCCCGAGGCCCTGAGCCAGATGCGAATGCCCGACTATGAGACCTGCATCGAGGTCCCCCGGTCCTCGATCACGGCCCTGCTGGAGGTAGACCGTGGACCTGATCACTCCCGCGCAGCGTGA